GAATAAACGTGTAACGTATCAGTCTAATGTTTTTACAACAGCTACCGACCTTGGTACTCTTCAGATTTCACCGCCAGTTCCTAAGTGGATGAATTTATATTTCACAGTATCTGTTACTTGTTATGATGCGTTAGCACCTAGTGCGTCTCAGCTCGCCTCTATGGCGTTAACAGGTGTTACTTATTTCCAGGATGCTTAATAAAGTTTATTCGAAACGAATACTATATGGCAGTTTATAGAAAAATATTCTCGTTCAGATATTGATAGATCATCTCTTGGGTCATCATTGTTGATCCAGATGCAGGGTTTTCCCCAATCCAGTGTTCGTTTTCCTCTGTATTTGTCGGTGAGGACAAAGTTTCGCTGGCATCCGATGAAACACTTCCAATGAGGAAAGAATTTAATATTAATGTCGTCGAGGATAATATACGATGTTTCTCTGTTCCACCCATCGATGTTGAATAACCCATTAAAGTACATATGTTTTCCAAGAGATCGTGCCCATTCTGTTTTACCACATCGGGAAGGTCCGATGAGAAGAAGAGATTTAGGTCTATCTAGAGGGGGCAATCAATTAGTAATGGTAGACCGTCAAGACCCTGGGTATATTATTAATCTACACGTACCCTTTATAATTCGTAATTCCTCTGTGACCCATTCATTGAGGGATGTTGGTATATCGAATGTCGTGAAGGTGGGTACGTAATCTGGAGCATTTCTTGGCCATCGTTCTGTTGCGAATTCCTTGATTCGTTTGTTGAAAATAACAAAGTCGCGGCTCTTGCATTCTTCCATCCCTTTAAGGAAGTCATCGCTACTTCCACACTCTTGCAGTAGTTCTCCGTACGAACGTTTACTGGTTGTAGATTGAATGTTAGATAGAAAGTCTCCTTCCTTACGACAGTATTCAATGACCTGTTTTCTATTTCTCGGGTTTTGAATATTTGGATGATTTCCGTTGAAATCAAAACATCTAGTGTTTCTAGATCTGAAATTGGTGGTCCATGATAGGAAGCAGTGCAGATGTATACCCCCCTCTGTATGTTTTTCGAGACCAATACAGTATTCGTTGACACCAAGTGTCTCTGTAAAAACGAGGTAGTCCTCTTTAACTCTGTCATTTGTAACGTTTAGTAGTTGTGGATAAGTTAGGAATGCGGATTTCGCGTTGAATTGGAATCTAGACATTATAAAGGCTTGGTTAATATTACCCAAGCCTTTTTCACTCCCCACTCCCAATCCCATTTATATATAAGCGGTACTGCGGAGTATTGGACAGTATGACTTACATACAGGAGTTATCCCCGTGCCCTTTGTGTGACAGGTTATCTGATTTGGCTCTTAGATATTTTAATTTAGTAAAAGATGGCGTTTCAACGGCGGCGCTTTACCGGTTTTCGCAGGAAGAAGTTCGGCCGGTCATTCAGACGGTCGAGTGCACATGCGAGGAGAGTGACACCGAGGTCCCTTTATCGCCGATTCAGGAGTAGACAGGCTACCCGGCGTATTACAAGAGTTGCTCGTCGTACTGTTATTACTCATAAGAAGTTCCCATGGACTTTATCGTCGGCAGCTGCTGTCAGTACACCTGGTTTTTTTCCGTTTTCGCCTACTACTAACCAGGCATGGTTGAATTTATTCGAATTGATACCAATCAATCAATTGCGTACAGCTGGTGATGTCGACTCTTTCGGCAATAGGAATTATCCAACAGTTTTTATTAAGGGGTTTAAGTTGCATTTAATAATGACAAATTCTTCAGGTGCAGGTGTATGGTTTAACGCTCCTTTGCATTTCCGTGTTACTGTTTTTAGTCAACAACAGTATGAGACATATCTAACCACCAATGGTCTTTCGCCATACGTTACGTCTATGGCTACACCTCCTTTACCTATTACCGGTTCGGATTATTTGTATCTTGGCGAAGCTGCTAACATGCGCATGTCACCTCGTGATGCTACATGGAATACTAAACTTGTTAAGGTGCATATGGATAAACACTTTACGCTTCGTCCGACTATGCAGCCAACTGCTGCTGCGAGTTTATCGTCGTCTGCCAATAATCAGGCTTTGGAGAAGGTTGTCCCTATTTGGATACCATGGAATAAACGTGTAACGTATCAGTCTAATGTTTTTACAAC